GTTCGTCGTATGTCATAATTACATCGTCTCCATATCGCATGCCGTCCACAGCAGAGCTCTCATCCTTCAAGATACCTTCTGGATCGAATCTGTCTACATCCTGCATATCACCTCGCAGCAGAGCATCTGACCGCACTTATACAGGCAGAATCAGTGTGTCAACTATAGCACACGCCGATCCAAAAAATCTCGATTTTGATGAAATCGTAGGCATAACTGCCCAAATCATAAGAATAACCGCCCCATGGCAGAGATTCATCAACCAGCGGTAAAAGGCAAAACCGATGGTTAATTCCATTTGAGGGGAGGTCTGCTTATACTGTTGTTAGCGACGCCGTGCCAGATGCCTTGCTTCCCGTAGTACATGCTTCAGCGATCTTGCGCTGTCAATGATTACACGCTTCTCATACTCGCTGCAGTCTTCGATGATGGCTGACAGTTCTGCCCCGGCAGCCGCTGTGTTCTGCTCAAGATATTCAGCAAGCAGTACGTCCATCGTCACCTTCAGCGCATTGGCCACATCAATGAGCGTTTCAAGACTGGGGCCTTTCTGACCATTCTCCACCAGTGAGATATAGGTCGGTGATTTGTCCACCATTTCAGCCAGAGTCATCTGAGACAGATGCTGCTGCTTGCGGAGTAGACGGATGCGCTTGCCGATCGTTTGGTAAATGAGATGCATGGGAATCCCTCCTATAAATTTTTGCATCTCCATTATCAAGTGCAGTTTATATTAACGCCTGTATTTTATATAAATTTTCTTTGCCAAAGGGTAGAATAATAGCTGAATATAGGCTCTGGATTATATTATAAGCTCCAGAAGGTGTGGTGAGAGAATGAGCGACGAAGCCCTGCAGCGCGAGTATGAGCAGATCGGTGCAAGAATTCGCAATGCGCGCATTGAGCGCAAGATGAGTCAGGCAGAGCTTGCTGCGAAGGCCAATATTTCTCTCCCGCACATCAGTTCCATTGAACTTGGCAAAACAAAGATGCTTCTGAGCACCTTTACCCGGGTGATCGAAGCCCTGCAGGTATCAGCAGATTCGATCCTCAGAGCGAACGTGCCGACTGTCACCAGCATATATGCCAATGAGATTGCAGAGCTGTTTGAGGACTGTACGCCATCGGAATTGGAGTCGCTAAAAGCCATCATCAAGAACCTCAAAACGACCATGAGGAATAATCAGAATAATCAGTAATCGCAGAGGCGGATCGTCATGATTCGCTTCTTTTTTTGCAAAATTGGACATTCGATTAACCAGAGGTAATCTGCTTTACCTCTGGTTTGTTCCATTTAGCTCCGTTCACTTATATAGTATTCGCATACCATTGCATCGGCGGAGGTAAGTATGCAGAAATACAAAGGACATCAGCCAGATATGTCGCTGACGCTGCCAGAAAACCAAACTTCCATGTGGGACAGCATCCGTTTCGGCGGCGCTGCTCAGCAGGTCAGTCCCTTTTCGAAAGACCCTTGGGAAGAAGCGCGCCGCCGCATGCTGGCGCGGCACAAACTGTGGCTTGAGAGCCTGCAACATGAGTATCCCAGCCCGTATGCCCACTACAGGATTGGTGTCTACATTCGATTCTTCAACCAGACCAGGTATGATGATTATCTTCTGTTCCATAAGCAGGAGTTCGTCGACACCATTGGGCTGTGCCCGAACTGGACGCTGGTGGATTTCTATGTGGACGAGGGGCAGACCGCTCCTTTCATGGAGAATGCCAAAGAATGGTCTCGGCTTCTGCAGGACTGTCTGGATGGCAGGATCGATCTGATCATTACTCAGAAAGTAAGCAATGTAACGCGCAGCCCAGCAGAGATTACGCTGGTCGCACGGCTTCTGGCAACTCAGAAAAAGCCCATTGGCATTTACTTTGTCAATGAGGACATCTTCACGCTAGCTTCGTACTATCAGGACGATATGCGCGAAAAGAAATTTTTCCCGTCTTCCGACTGGCAGATGCTCCCGGATGACCCTGAAGAAGAATGGAGGGAGCTGCTTGATTAATCACAAGTATACCAATGCCGAGCAGAAAGAACGTATTCGGCAGCGCGTCCGAGTGCAGATTGATGAAGAAAATTATCAGTTCTTTCCCGAACGAAAAGAGCCTGATTACTACGATAACGATGTCAATCAGCGTGTTGGCGTATATGTCCGAGTATCAACTGATGATCCCCGTCAGACAACTTCCTATGAGCTTCAGAAGAAATACTACGAGGATTTTGTTGTCCGGCATCCCAGGTGGACGCTAGTAGACATCTATGCGGATGAGGGAATCAGCGGCACCTCCACCAGGCATCGTGACGAATTCAATCGCATGATTGCTGAATGCAAAGGCGGGAAGATTGATCTCATCATCACAAAGAGCGTTTCCCGCTTCGCACGAAATGTAGTGGACTTTCTGGGAATGGTGCGAATGCTGTCAGAACGCAATCCGCCCATCGGCGTATTCTTCGAAGCAGAGAACATCTTCTCACTCAATGAAACCTCCAACATGGCGCTGTCATTTCAGGCAACCATGGCTGAAGAAGAGTCCCGCAACAAGAGCCGAAGTATGGAAACTTCCCTGCGTATGCGTCTGGATCACGGCCTTCCGCTGACGCCCAAGCTGCTGGGGTTCATGCATAACAGTGAAGGAAAACTCATCCCGAACCCGGATACGAAGCACATTCCCAGGCTGATGTTCTACATGTATCTGTATGGCTATTCAACTCAGCAGATTGCGGATGCGCTGACCGTCCTTGAGAAGAAAACCTATCTGGGCAATGTGAAGTGGACAGCATCGGGAGTTGCGGCTTCAATGCGCAATGAGCGGTACTGCGGAGATGTGTATACACGAAAAACCTTCACTAAGGATGTCCTGTCCCATAAATCCGTCAAGAACCGCGGCGAACGTCCGATAAGCCACTACTACAACGAGCATGAAGGGATCATATCACGGGATGATTTCATTGCAGTCCAGCACATGCTGAAGAACTCTAAGTACGGCAACAAATCCATGCTCCCGGAGCTGCGCGTCATAACGGAAGGGCTGCTGAAGGGCTATGTAATCATCAATCCGCGCTGGAGCGGATTCCGCGAACCGGAATACATCCATGCATCAGCCAGTGCATATTCGCATGGGGAAAATCAAAAACAGCAGGCACAAAGCCTGCAATTTGAAGTGGAAGCCGGTGACTTTGATATGCGCGGATTCGAAGTTGCGCATACGGATCTTTTCAATGTTCAGCAGACTCCGCATGTCACATTTTTCGAGGACTCAATTAAGTTCGGCATCGAATGCATTCGCCGCATGAAGTCTGATTTCTATGTTGAACTGCTAATTCATCCAGCACAGCGCAAATTTGCTGTTCGTGCCGCAAACAAGCAGAACAAGAACGCCGTAATCTGGGCAAAGAGCAGGAATGGCCGCACGGAAGCGCGCCCCATCGCTTGTTCTGCGTTTGTCGATACCATCTACTCTCTGTTTGGATGGAACCGTGATCACAAGTATAAAATGTACAGCACGCTTATCTCCAATGGTGACGAAGAAGTGTTCATCTTCAATGCGGATGAAGCCGCAGCTTACATCCAGACTGAAAAAATTCCTGGCGCCGATGGTTCCGAAGCCTTCATTGAGCCTGTTGCCAAGACCTCAGCTCATGTAATGGGCATACCGGCTTGCTATACCGACTCATTCGGCAATGATTTTTATGTAGAGCAGACATATTCTGCATTGGCAAATCAAACCCGAGAACAGTGGCAGATTCGTGTAGAGGGTCAGCTGTGCAGTGCTGGCATACAGCTGAATGTGACAGATTACGATACGCTGCGGACGTTTATCATGCAGGAGCTGGGCGATTGGCACCCGCAGGAGGTTGAGCAATATGAACAGCAATGATTTCCAGAATAGAAGCATACCAGAATGCACTCCGGTTTCGCCCGAGCAGGTGGAAACTGCGCAGAGCAATAGCGGGGAAATGCTGACGGCTGTACCTGCTGGCAATGAGCAGATTGAGGAAGATGACTCTTTCAGCCTTGATAAATTTCAGGTTGTTCGGCGTGAGTTCTTCTCGCATATCAGCGAGCCGTCCATTACCTTCAGCAACTACAAGATCGGCTTGAATTCCGCCTGCATAAAGCGTCTGCCGCAGATCGACTTCATTCAGTTTTTGGTCAATCGGCAGACACAGAAGCTGGCTATCCGTCCATGCCTTGAGTCGGATCTCCATTCCTTTCAGTGGTGTACCAACAGCGGCGGCAAGCGCAGGCCTCGGCAGGTTACGGGCAAAATCTTCTTTATGAAGCTGTTCGATATGATGGGCTGGAATCTAAACTATCGATATAAAATTCTTGGCAAACTCATCCGGGCAAACGGCGAGTATCTCTTCGTGTTTGATCTCACATCCACAGAGGTATACCAGCGGATCGTCAAGGAAGGCGCCAAGCCCAAAATGAGCCGAACGCCCGTATTTCCGGCAGAATGGCAGGATCAGTTCGGCGTCCCCTTTGAGGAACATCGCAAGTCCCTCCAGATCAACATTTTCGACAACTACGCCGTGTATGGCATCAAGGACAGGGAGGCTGGACAGACTGTCTCTCCGGGCATTCCAGCGCAGACAGAACAGCCAAGAATTCCAGCTGAAACTCGTTCGGGAGGTACAGATTCATGGCAGACCAGATAAATACCCCAAATACCATCAGCATGGCACTTGATATGAAGCGCAACCGTATTCGCATCCATAAGCCAGCTATACATATGCTGGGCAATCCAACGCTCATCCAGCTGCTGTTTGACCCGGAGGACATGGTGGTCGCCATCGTCTGTCCTGATTCAGAAGTACCCGGCGGGCAGGAAGTTCGCATTAATCCCCGCGGACTCAAAAGCAGAAACTGCTTTGAATTCTGCAGCAGTATGTTTCTTCAAAAACTTCGCGCCGTACACGGGAATCTGGATGCAAACTGCTCCTACAGACTGACAGGAGAAATCATCCCTGAACTGCGCGCTGCACGGTTTCCCATGAGCACAATCCAGCGAATTGAATGTGATGAAGGAGCAGATGGCAATGGATAAGCCGAATACCCCGCAGCTAACCATTGACCGTGAGTTTCGTGATCTTATTCGCCCATTGATGAAAGACGAATACAGGCATCTGGAACAGAACCTTCTGGCAGACGGATGCCGTGAGCCTATCACCGTATGGAAGGACATCATAGTGGACGGTCACAATCGATTTGAGATATGCTCCCGGCTCGGGATTCCATTCGAGGTCAGAGAACGGCACTTCGATAACCGTGAAGAAGCTATCATCTGGATCTGTGCCAACCAGCTTGGACGTCGCAACATATCTGATGAAACGCGCCGATACCTCATTGGCAAACGGTACGAAGCAGAAAAAGTCATTGCCGGACGCAGAAATTACAGCGGCTGGAACCAGTATCGCAAGCGTGAGAAATCCATTGATCTGCCTTATGAAGTAATAGATCCCTCAGCAGGAAAAATTTCGAACATCACAGCGTATTGGCGAAGAATACCACCTTGCCCACGGCACAGTAGAAAAGTACGGCGTGTACAGTCAGGCTGTCGATATGATTGCCAAAAAGGATCCGACAATGCTTCCGCGCATCCTCTCTGGCAGATATAAGATTTCTCACGACAATGTGGTCGCTCTGTCCAGAATGAGCGCACAGGAAGTGAAAAAGTTCGGCAAGCAGATGAGAAATGCGAGAAAGGCAAGCACCGTTGTCCCGTATGCTGTCTCTCGTTCGCAGCTTGGACAAATAACTCCCGAGCAGCCTGCGCCCATCCAGCCGGGTATTAAGACAATGCCAGACTTTGATCCTGACGCTGAAATCACAGGCTTGACACTGACCATCCCGTCGTGGACCAGTTCAATTAACAGGACACGAAACCACACAGACCTGAACAGCATTTCGCTAAAGGCAAGAATGAATCTTCAGCATGCCCTGTTCAGCCTGCAGGCAACAATAGACGAACTGCTGCAGGACATAAAGGAGTAATACATGAATACTGATCTCAATGCGTATGTGCCTGACGTGATATTCGAGAAGATACCAATCAAAAATCTGGTGTCGTGTCAGGATTATCAGCGCTCCCTGTCCGAATCGCAGATTCTCAAGATAGCCCACGAATTTGATCTGCATCAGATTAATCCCGTAAAGGTCAGCCGCCGTGATGGAATTAATTATGTATTTGATGGTCAGCACACGATTGAGGCAGTAGCTCTTGTATCCAATTCCCGTGATACGCCTGTCTGGTGCATGATTTACGATCATCTCTGCTATGAGCATGAAGCGCATATCTTTGCAGAACAGCAAAAGCATCATCGTTCAGTAGCCCCTTTTGACACCTTCAATGCACACCTTGAATCAGGCAGTGAAAAGCATCTGCTTATCCGGGATCTGGTGTACTCATATAATCTGGAACTTGGCTCAAAGAAGCGGCATGGAGCTATTTGCGCGATTGCCGCATTGGAGAATATATTCGATACCTACGGATACCATGTTCTTGATAAAGTGCTGCGCATACTGGTCAGCACATGGGAAGGAGAAATGTATTCTCTGTCGGGCAATACACTTAATGCAGTGGCACGTCTAATCGCAGCATATGGGGATGCGCTCAATGAAGAAACATTTAAGGAGCGTCTGGGGCTTATTCCCATGAAAACCATCATTCGCACTGCGCGTGAAAGGCGCCCAGGCTCACTTGGCTATGCCGAGGCAATGCTTGTGTTCTACAATAAGAAGTGCAAATATCGGCTATCGATGAGGAAACTGTACGGCACTGCCAGTGATGAGGACGATTTGGATGATGACGATGATTCTGATATGGATGACTGAAAAGTGGTCTGTGCCTGCAATTTGGGCGCAGACCACTTTTCAATGCAAAAAATGCGGCACTCATGGAGAATAGCTCCGAGAGTGCCGCATTTCATTTTAGCGTATTAGATTGTCTTGCCGTACTTGCCAGATACCCAGCCCACGCGACCGTTCACCACGATGGCGTGCCAGCCGTTCTGCGCGGTCGCTACCAGCGGGAAGGTGCTGCCCGGCGCAACAGCAGAAAGCCGCGCATATTCCGTACCGTTACCGCAGCGAATATTCACTTTTCCACCTTCTGAAACAATCACCACTGTCGTACCAGCAAGCGTAGGATCGTTCTGTGCAGGCTGTTTCGGGGTTTCCGGCTGCCCGTCATCATCCGCAACGGCGTCCATCAGCGCAGTGTGCGTCTTGTCGCCGTACTTGCCGTCCACTGTCAAGCCAGCTTCCTTCTGGAATGCCCGCAGCGCCTTTTCTGTTTCAGCACCAAATTTCGCGTCCGCTCCATACTTGGGCAGCGCATATCCCAGCTGCATCAATAGCTCCTGCAGGGCCTTCACGTCGGAGCCTTCCATGCCGCGTTTCAGGAGGCGGCTTCCCAGCGCAATTTCCGGCGCGGGAACATCGGTAGCCGCTTCTCCGTACTGAATAAAGGGCAGCTTGTACCAGTACTTCCACTTGCGCTCTTTCACCTTCGTGCGCACACAGCCATAGTTGAAACCGCGCCATTCCACGGCATAACCGTTGCCAATATAGTAACCCACATGGCCGTCCGTATGCAGCGCCAGACCAACGATCTCCGGCAGCGTGTCAATCGTGCCCCAATCCATGCCCTTGGATTTTGCCCACGAGAACATGGAATTGGCACCCTTGTCCGGGCAGCCGTTTGCACCGTACTTGTTGGAAACAGTGCTGTCCGTGCCGATTGCATCTAACATGGCCTGACCGCCGTTCGTCCATGCATAGCCTTTCGCGCCGCCGATGCAGTCGCAAACGACCTTCTTATCCCGGATGTCCTGCTTGTACCGGCTCATGCGGGATGAGGTGTAATGGGACGGATACTGTTGGGTCTTTCGGTTCAAAAGGCTGGTTGTTGCCTTGTAGCCGCAGGTGCCGTACCAATAAGGCTGGCCCACCATCTTCAGACAGTAAGCCACAAAGTGCTCATTGGTAAAGGGCGTATTGATCCTCTCTGCCATTACTGCTCACCGTCCTTCTTGTCCTCACGTCCATGCAGCTGCGCCAGCACATCCTTCATCTTGTCGGGAATGGGCAGGCCGATGTGAGCCGCGTTTTCCAGCAGAGACAGTCCCTCATTGGATAGATAGAAACAGATCACAGCGCTGCGCAGGGCGGAGCCGGTGCCCACAATGTGAATGTCCACCACGTTGGCCACGCCCACCAGCATCAGGATCAGCACCTTTTTGCAAATACCCTTGAAGCCTACGGCGCTGGAAAGTTTCTTGTCGCTCACCGCGCACATCAGGCCCGTGATGTAGTCCAGCGCCATGAAAATGATCAGCGCAATCATCAGTCCGTCCATGCCTCCCAGAAAGTACCCCAGCCAGCCGCCAATCGCCGCGATGGCCATTTGAATCTTCGCCCAGATGATGTCAATGGAAAAGTTACGCATTATCAGTTCCTCCTTAAAAATAGGGATAGAAAAACCCGCCTCCAGGATGGAAGCGGGCTGATCTCCAAATGTTCTTTCTTTTATGCTCATGTGCCAAAGGCAAACCAGTCTACCGCACGACTGGTATTGAAGTTGCCGCCTACGATTACCTGGCACGAAGTGGTCGTTTTGTTGTAGACCTTGATTGCTCCGTTATCGCCGGACCAGTTACCGGAAGTCGTAGCGTAGGTAATCAGTACTACAGGCACGGACGTAAAGCCGGCTGCCGAGTAGTCCACATAGGCAGCGCTGCTGCCGTTGATGGTGGTAGAGCCATAGGCGAACTTGAAGGGCAGTCTTGCAGCCGGAAGCATCCCTGTGGTAAGGTTCCCTGCGTTATTAGCGCCCAGATTTTTTCTTGCATCAGCAGCATTCGCAGCGCCTGTGCCGCCATTGGCCACAGGCACCCCGCTGGGCATTCCAGAATGAAAGACGCGGTAGTTGTTCCAGACGCCTGCCTCGCAGGCCCGCAGGGCGATCGCCCAGTCCAGGCTGGCCTGCAGTGCTTTTGTGCGGATTTCGAGCATGCGGCGGTTGTTGCCTGCTGCGTCTTCCCAGGCGGCCAGAGAAGCAGCCCCCTCATAGCTGCCTTCCAGTACCGTGCAGTTGCTGGTTCCGTCATAGGTCGGCAGCAGAAACAGGGATGGATATAGGTTCCCTAAGATACTCAGGTTCCCCGTCATGGCATCGCCAGCCTTTTTTATTCCGCCCAGCGCTGCAAGGGCGCTCTCCGCCGAAGTTGCTCCTGTGCCGCCATACGCAATGGAGAGCGGATCAGAGAGCTTCAGCGGCCAGCCGCATTCAATGGCTCCGGGCATTTCGGCCACTTTTCCAATACCAATGCCCGTGCCGTCCGCCAGAAAATCCAGAATCACGCCCTTGGTGCCAATGCTGACGGCCTGCTCCACTTTCTGGAAATAGTCCGCCAGCCGGATCTTGACGTCATAGCTGCTCAGTGCGTCATAGGTCTGACTCAGCAGCTGGTTACTTACGGCCAGCGTATAACTGGCAGCATTTACTGTATATGCCTGCGTCCAGGCTTCCGCGTTTTTCAGCTTGTAGTACACAACGCAGGAAAAGCTGTTCTTGTTGTTTAGCGGAGAAACGCTTCCCTGGAAAGAGAACCGTGCCTTTGTGCCGTCTACCTGGGCGGAGGATCCGTCCGCGTTGCAGCGCTCTACGGAAAACTGCCGGATGGAGGGAACCGCATAGTCCAGCACCTGAATGGTGGAGGTATACGTCGCCGTTCGGCCGCGGCTATCTGTCACATTCACTGTCAGCGTCATATTCCCGGCTGCGGACAGCTTCTTGCCGGCTGTAAAGGACGCAGCCGTATAGGTAGCGCCATCCAGCGTAGTGCGGTAAGAAGAAATGCTGCTGCCGTAAATGCCCTCCGCCGTAATGGCCACCGACAGGGTACTCAGGGATTTCACAAAAGCTCCGATTTGGGCTGCTACAGTCTCGTTGGTATCCTGCAGGGTGACGGAAGAAATGACTGGCACAACAGTTGAGGGGACTGTCAGCGTTACCGTGCATGTTCGGCTTCCTGTCATTTTCCCATTGATAAAGCTGTTGCAGGTGATCGTACAGACGCCGCTGGTAGCACTTGGAATTTCGCTTGCCAGAGAAAGCGGCGGCGTCCAGGAAACGGCATCCCCAACGTCTGAGCCAATCAAGCCGCTGGCATTGCCAAAGCGATAAGAAAGGGTATGCGTCGCGGCATTGTTTGAACGGTTGGTAGAAATCGTAAGCGCACTGCCCAGACTGGCAGAGGCAGCGGATACTGTCGGCAGGCTGACAACGTCCTCAAACGTAATGGTTATGACGACGCTTGCCCACTGCATGTAATTATAGGAATACCCATGGGGCGATGCAGTAGCGGAGGGGTTATAAATGGTGAAGCTGTTGTTCCCGGCAGAGATGTATGCCGCCATGGCGTCAAACAGCGGCCCGGTGATATGATAGCCGTTATAGTTTCCGTAGAAAGCCCCCTCAAAGGTGCCCAGTTCATCTCCAACATATTGTCCGCCTGTGACGCCGGAGGCAATATCATCCTGGTAGTTGGCTTTCCGCAGATAAACGGTCTTGGTGTTCTTCACACCGTATCCGGCCTTTTCCGCGTCGATATCCAGCCAGATTTCGGTGATCACCTTGTTCTCCAGGTTTAATCCGGGAAAGCTGATGATACCGACATAGTTGTAGCTGGAATCGTAGAATTCCTGACAGGCCACATCGTTCTTGGCATTGGCGGAAGAGGTATATTTGCGTGTACAGAGAGACGCGATATAAGCTAACGTAGTCGCCATGATGGCTCCTTTCCCGGCGTCATCCGTTGTAGATAAGAGACAGGTTCCCATTTGCCTGCGGCTCAAAGGCGAAACGGCCGATGATGAGTTTGCTGATGATCTCCGCCTGCGTGACATAGAGCTTGTTATTGCTCAGGTATGCTACTTCGGTATCGTTCATCAGGAAGGTCAGACGGTCGTTGACCACGCGAAAGGTAAACGGGTTCCCGGTTTTGCCAATGATCAGGCCATCCTCCCCAAAGGACATGTAGGTTCTGAAAACCGCCAACTGCTCTTCCGTAGCCTCCTGTGCGCTTTCCATGTCTGCCTGCATCTGGTTGATGCGCGTTACAGCCCAGGTAAAGTTGTTTTCGGACTGTTCCGTGAGCGTACCGACCTGAGACTTCACCTGGGACATGTCGCTGGCCAGCGCGTAGTTTGCCTGTACCTCCTGGCGGATGCGGTCTCCTTCCGCGCTGATCTGCGAGCGAACAGAAGAGAGTCTTTGATCCAGCTTGACGTCGCTGTCTTCCGGCGCGGCGGTATAGTCGGTGGCCATGGAGCCCTTCTCCAGCTTGACCCAGTGGATCGTTGCAGCATCGGAATCCACGTTTTCGACTGGTTCCCGGTAAATGAGCAGATCGCCATAATCAGGCTGATCCTCCGGCGTTTTTCCACTGGCGTAAGCTGCCTTGAAAGATGTGCTAACTGTCTGCGGGCGCTCATCACCCAGTTGGATAGTAGACAACAGCTGGTCCCCATCAGAGGTGCGGATGGTAATTTGGGAGTAACTCCCTTTGGAGATGGACAGGGAGAGCGTGTACTGCTCATTCTCTGCCATGGGCTCTGACAATACATATCGAGCAAGCAGGTCTGTTGTGCTCGTGGATTCGGAATCGGAATTGAGCACATAGTTCCTGCCGCCAACAGACATATCCTCCAGGGCTTTCTCTACGCTGATTATCACGCTCTGATTGCTGGATAGGTCGAGGGCTTCGCCAAAGTCCGCTGTCACATGAGAGGCAGTCAGCGTCCCGGCCTTGATATTGCTGCCCGCTATGGAGGCCGCGGCGATCTCATTGCCGGTGATCGTCCCCGCCAGGATTTCATTGGCGGTGATCGTATGTGCAGCCAGTTCATTTGCCGTGATGCTGTGCGCGACAATCTTGTCCGCTGTGATGGTGCGCTCTGTCAGCACGTAACCATCGATCGTATCCACCTGGGCAGACACCAGCTCGCCCATGTTGTTGATGGCATAGATCAGGGACTGATCCGATCCCCGGATGATCAGACGCTCTACGGAAAGCGTACCCGCGTTGATCTTATTGGCGGTGAGCTCTACGATCTTCGCGTCCGTGATGCTGGCGTCCGCGATCTGAGCGGTGCCCACAGCACCCTGGGCAATCAGGGCGGCGGTAATGGCACCAAGGGCAATCTGGGCAGTGTCAACGGCGGCGTTGGCGATCTGCGCATTGGTGATTGCAGCCTGCGCGATCTTGGCGGTTGTGACAGCCAGATCAGCGATTTTCGCCCCGGTCACAGCGAGGTCGGCAATCTTCGCGGTGACGATTTCCCCGTCGAGGATTTTGGCCCGCACAATGGCCCCATCCTGAATGTTTGCCGTGCCGATAGCCGCACCGTCGATCTTCGCGTTGTCGATGGAGGCATCCGCGATCTTGGCCTTATCTACAGCACCGTTTTCGATGTGGGCGTTCCGGATGGCACCATCCGTGATCTTGGCATGGGTAATGGCTCCGTCATGGATATTAGCTTCCTGGATTTCTCCCGCACCAATCTTCGCGGAGGTGATCACACCGTCCTCGATCTGAGCTGCGCCAATGGCCGCTTCACCGATCTTGGCGCGGGTAATGGCGGCGGCGTCGATCTGCGCCGAGCCAATCGCGGCCTGAGCGATCTTCGCCCGGACAATGGCAGCGTCTTCAATCTGTGCGGTTCCGATGGCCGCTTCCCCAATTTTTGCTTTGCTGATAGCGGCGTCCTGAATATGCGCAGTCTGAATTGCGGCCATCTTCACCTGCAAACTGCCAACAGATCCAGATTGCAGCTGGCCGCTGCCCACCGAATTCAGCGCCAGCTTTGCACCGGTAATGGAGCCGCTGGCCAGCTGCCGGGCAGAAATCATGCTGCCTTCCAGCGCGTCAGCTACGGTACCCAGCGTGACTGAGGTATACTTGCGCGTCAGACAATCATAGGTGTACTGTGTCATGCGCATGGATACTTCCACACCAATGCGCCGGGCCACCACGCGCACGCTGTCGCCGAGGAAAATGTCCGTGAGTGCGGCGTACTGCTTATATTCCTCGGCATCCGAGCAATTCACGAAATCCACCTTCAGCGTGACCGTGGGCAGGTCGCAGCCCTTGGCATATTCATCCTGCGCGGCCTTGCGCATTTCGGCATAGCACTGGGTTTTGCTTTTCGGCTCGTCGCCGTCCGTGACTTCTTTGGCATCCGATACAGGCAGATGAATCCATTTTGGATGTGTATAGGCATTCAGATTCAGGCTGTCGATGTAGAGCTCCGGCAGATACAGAATGTTCCCGTCCGCGTCCTCACCGGTGGGCATGATGCGGGTAACCACGTCCGTTTCGTCTACGTCGTAGGAAATGCCGGTCAGGTTCTTCTTTTCCCTGACGGAAACATCAGCGTCGTTGCCCACGCGCTTCACCAGAAACACATCGTACCAGTCGCGGGCCAGTTCTGCGCCGTATTTGCTCACCAGCCCATTTTCACCCAGCATGGCTTCCACGGGATTGATGTTTTCCCACTCCACGTCCTCGGCAGTTGAAGTCAGGTCGGAATAAAACGAAAAATCATGGCTGGACAGGCACGCCCCCGACAAGCTCTGAACGACGGAAGCCCCCACCGCAGAGGGCGAGGGCTTCAGGCTTTTTACCATGTTGTCGAGCAGATCGTAGAAAATGTGTCGTGCATAGACCGTGACCTTGTCCAGATCCGGCACCACGCGATAGATACGGAACGGCTGATCCCGCAGCTGGCGAGATTCGATAACCTGATTGCGGAAACCCACATTGGTCTGCACCGTCTGCGTCTCCGTGCGCTGGAAGGTCAGGTACTGACTGGCCATATAGCCGTGTTTACCATCCGGGGCGGTCACCTCATACCAGCTGGATGTGGTCTTGTTCAGTACAATGACCTCGCGGCCCTTTTTGTATTTGCCGAGAATTTTATAATTTGTGCCCGTTCCAGAACGCAGATGCAGTGGGCCGCTCTTCGTGGTGATCTTATAGATCTGCACGTCGTAGGTGCTGGTCTGGTACTGCTGCGTCACCAGATCGACACGTGGAGTCATGGCGGCAGGCACAGGCGCACGGAGGATGCAGCCTTCTGAGAGCCGCGTCCATTTGCCGCGCTCGTCAATGTCATGCACCAGCGTAAGCTCCCACTCGCCGTTCAGCGTTTCGGTCACGGTGCAGCTCATGGGCGTGACCGCGCCGAAGCCGTTATTGGAAAAGTCGGAGCAGTCGGCGGGATATACACAGATCATGGGCATTCACCTCGATTTTAGGGAATATTCAATGGCTGAATTCGCAAGAATATTCCCTATTTAAGCATGATAAAAGCATCGCCGCAGTGACGATGCTTACTTGGATAAACCGCTATTTTGATAGTTTCGGAATCGTATCCCCGTTCATTTGTTCAAGTGTGTGCAATTGCTGAATGGCTAATTCTCGCAATAGTTTCATTCGTTCAGGCTGGGGAACGCTTTGACCAATCAGGACGGCGTTGTAACTTTCCATATTTGCAAGGACGAGCAGCTGTTGAAGCGTTGCGTAATCTCGAATATTTCCCTTGAGCGATGGATTTGCATCTGTCCACTGTCTCGCAGTTTTACCAAACAGCGCAACGTTCAACATATCAGCCTCACTGGCATAGGTAAATGCAATCTGCGCAGGCGTTAACGCGGGCGGCAAAAGATTTTCTTTTATTGCGTCCGTATGAATGCGATAATTTAGCTTTGCCACTTCCCGGTTCAGGTTCCAGCCAAGAGAAAGACGACTGCTCTCATCATATTTCAGGCGCTTATAGTCCTTGATAATGTACAGTTTAAACTCTGCCGAAATCCATGATGCAAATTCAAAGGCAATATCTGAATGCGCAAAGGTTCCGCCATATCGTCCTGCCTTCGATACAATTCCTATGGCATTTGTGTGATCAATCCACTTTTTGGGCGACATTGTGAAGGCGTTCGCTCCAGCCTGGTTTCTAAACCCCTCGAATTCGATGGGGTTAAAATTTGGATTGTGGAGACTTTCCCACAAACCAAGGAATTCTATCACATCCCGCCCACGCATCCAATTTTGGATAACGGCAGTGGGATCGTCACTCTTATATCGTGCAATATCGGTCAGTGACAGGTATTCATTCTGATAATCCTCAGTATAAATGCCAATGTCAACGCCCTTTGCATGAATAATATCTTTCTGAATTTTCTTTGGCATTGTTGAAAACTCTCCTCTGCATGAAGATAGTAACATTATAGCATACATTGGGTACATAAGGAAGCGCTTTAGAGAAACCTCCAATTCGGCTGCACTTCAACCTTCGTCACGTTGCCTGTCCAGCTAATGGCGTTCTGCCCCGGCAGCAGCGTTGGAAAGTCCCCGCTCATGCAGCTATTCATGCTGGTTGTGTCCTTATAGGCTTCCATGAGCGGAGTATCCAGCGTAATGCTGTCCGTGATGCCATCCAGTTCTACAATAGTCGTGCCCACCATGAGGGTAATCTCGCCGGAGCCATATACCGTAATGACCGGCTCGGAATAGACGCTGCCGGGGTTGTTGACGAATGTGCCGGAGGCCGTTACGGTGATCTCCGGCACATTTTCCTGATACCAGAAGGGCTTGCAGCGGAAGTTCACGGCGAACGACCGGTGCGGATTGCCCCGCAGAATTTTATCAAATGGAATCTGATTCACGATTCGGGCAAAATAAAAGCCGCCCGTCCTGTTGGCAAAGGCGACTTTCCCACTTCCATTCAGGTAGGAAGCGATGGCGCGAATGTTACTTGGATCAGAAATCATGCACTGCGCGGTCAGAATCAGATCGTCATAAACATCGTCTCCCTCCAGCGTCGTCAGGCTGCCCGGCCTGCCGGGGATATTGGTAAACGTTGCGCGTTCAGCGGGAATGGTGATCGGCGGCTGTTCCAGCACATGTATGCCGTATTCCGTGCATTTCACGCCATTCCATGAAAACCAGTCGTTCATGCAAATCTCATTCCTTTCCCGCGCTGCTGCCGTCTGGTCAGCGTCGCAATTTCTACCGCCAGCGAGCGGATGTCCTGTTCGTCCCGCACCACCATCTGCTGTACCTGAATGGTGGAGGATACATTGTTGTTATAGGTTTTGCGGTTATCGCTGCTGCTTTGGACAATGGAGCCTCCCCGTGCTTCACCCGTCAGAAAGCGGGAAGCGTTACGGATGACCTTTGCCTGTTCCTTGCTCTCCTTCAGCACGCCAGCGCCGAAACCACGCATGACCATTATGCCGACCTCATCCCGGAATACCTGTGAAGGGCTCTTGATTTTCAGTTCCTTCTTTGCGGCGTTCACGGCTTCGCGGGCGGCGGAGCGCATGGCGGAGATCACGCCGGAGCGTCCGGCAAGGATACCGGCTTTCAGGCCCGCCATGGCATTTACGCCTGCGGAACGGAGCGTACTCCTGTTCAGGCTGGACTGAACAGCCGAGCGCACATTCGTAGCAAGAGAACGCCCTGTACCCGCCATGGGGTAAGAAGTCATCGCATTGCTCAATCCCTGCGCTGCAGCTGTTCCGGCTTTTTTCAGAACTTCGCCCATCATCGAGGTCTGTAAGGTGGAGTCAATGCTGGAAGCCATACTCTGTGCATCTGCAGAAAAGTCATATCCGCTCATACCTTCACCAACGCCTGCCGACACATATTCGCCTACAGGCTTTATTCTCTGAGACGGAGAATGAATATCCAATGCAGTGTTGAGTGCAGTTTCGAGATTGGCCGCAACCGTTTCCGCATCGCTGTCGAAGCCCGCTTCCGTCATGCCCTGGGCGATGCCCTCGCGGATGTGCGCGCCGGTGCCGGTCACGTCCAGCCCGTTCAGAAAATCAAGAATGGTCTGCAGATTGTTCAGATCCTCTTCCGGCACCTGCACACCCTGATGAATGGCGCTGACCACTTCAGCAACGTAAGCCGACATTTCGGCCACGGTTTCAGGATTGAAGTCCGACTTCATGCTCTGATCCAAAACGCCAAGGTCTGTGCTGGCACCAAATACGGAAGCCCAGAATTTGTCCCACCAGTTGTAATCCAGCGTTTCCTGATAGGACTGAATGCGACCCAGTGCACTATCCACCATATCCATGGTTGTAGTGGGCATAATGCCTGCCCATGCCTCCTGCCACGAACCGCCCAGCTTATAGGTTTCATCGACTACAGGCGAAAGTGCATCTATGGCTTCCTTGGTGCCTGTGATTTCAGGCGTAATCAGAATGTGCAGCGTACCGTCCTGATCAAGGCTGGCTACTGTGCTGGCGTCAATAGTTCCGTCCGGCACAGCCTCTATGGGCACTTCCACGCCGTCTTTCCAGAATTTCACCTTGCCGTCAGCCATCAGGCGATCCAGCTCACCTTCTGGCAATTCACCCAGACGCACAGGCAATTCCAGCGTCAGGTCGGGGTTATTCTGGAGCTGTCGATACGCCAGATAGTCATAGCCGGTGATGATGACCTGCGTTTTCGGCTTGGGAACGCTTACGCCCTCTGCCTCTTTATACTCCGTGATATAGGCAGTAAAGGACGGAAGCAGCTGGGATTTATCACAGCCCGTCGCTTCGGCGTACCGGCTGACGATGGCTTCGATCTGATCCGGCGTAAGCGCGGAAAGATCGACGTTCTCCGCCTGCAGGTATTTCGCTACCATGGCAGTCACATCATCCGGAGTCAGCGCCGTAGTGAGCGCACCGCCCGTCGCTTCCTCATAGGCCATGACGAAAGCGGTCAGCCCTTCAGGCGAAAGCGCGGAAATATCCACGCCCTGCTGTTCAGCGTATTGCGAAACATAAGCGACGATCTCATCTGGCTTCAGCAGAGAAACGTCTGCGCCGGAAGAAAGTTCCTTATAGCCTGCCACCAGACATTCCGCAATTTCTGGCGTAAGTCCACTCACGTCTGCGCCGCCTGTGACCTCGGCGTATTTTTCAACGTAGGCAACCAGTCCCTTCGGCGTGAGCGAGGCTGTGCTTGCCCCTTCGGGCACTTCCGTGTATCTGGAGATGAAAGCGTCCACATTGACCTGCTGATCGCCTGTAGATAACCCGGTAATAATGGCTTCGGTGGTGATCGCGCCGGGATTCTGGGCAAATTCATCCCATCGCGCCTGTGCGCCGGTCATATCGAGGTCGGTGGCGATTTTCAGCACTTCCTCCGGCAGCGCTTCACCGAACATGCTGTACAAACCGGGCAGGTCGGTCTTAATGAGATCCAGATAGCTGACGATCCCCGCAAACTGATCCAGCTGCGAAGAAAAGTCGATGTCCGGGAACAGCGCCTGCACTTCTGCTTCGCTCATTCCGCTGTCCAGCAGAGCCTGAATCTGCGTCATCAGGGAGAGGTATTCCGTCAGCGCACCTTCATCCATACCGGCAGAGAGCGCCTGAAGATCCGCCAGCAGCGCAGGCTTCTCGCTTTCGCTGGCCATGCTGTATTCGCGCAGCTTCGTAAACAGCTCATCCATCTGTTGACTGGCCTGCTGAATCTCCGGCTGGTTCCAAACAGGCATGACGATGGCAGAGAGCGTTTCTGCGTATTCCTGCGCCGCAGCTTTCCGTTCCTCATTGTAGCGGGAATTCAAGTCTTCCAACGCTTTCTGGCGTTCGGTTTCATCCTCGATCAGCTGGATGAGGCCGTATTCCTTATCATAGCGCTCGTCGATCTGAGCGTTGATGGCCGCCATGCCCTCAGCAGCCGCTTTTACTGCATTTTCATAGACGGACGTATCCGCATCCGTTTTGCCGCGTGCCTGTGCGCGGGCTACCTCCGCTTCAACCTTCTGAGCGATGGTCTCAAAGCCGCCTGTTTCCTCCGGAGTCAGGCGGTATTTCACCTCAATGGCCTCGCGGGTATCGATCAGCTCCTGCAGCCGGATTTTATCCTTATCGGAGAGATGGCCGTTTTGCCGCTTTTTCAACAGCCGCTCGATTTCCGCATCCATCTGATCCAGCGTCTGAATATCCGCAGCGAGACTTTGAGAGACACTGGTATAGCCGTTCTTGTCGGCTGTGTCCTTGAGCGCCTGCACTTCGGTGCGTGTGCTGTCTGTCAGGCTTTTGAAGGAATCCGTCCAATGGGCGACGATCTCGTTGCTCTCTTTTTCGCCGTCCGACCACACTGCCAGCAAGCCGTCCAGCCACTTCTGTGCGGACTGCCGGTCGCGGACAAAGTCGCTTTTCGACATGCCGAAGAAGGACAGCCCTTCACTGCTGCCATAGAAAGTCTCTGCTGCGGCGTCCTTCCACTGCTTCGCCGTCTCTTCCATGCCCTTGAGTGCTTCCCTGGCCTGCTTCGCGCCGGAAACATAATCCGCCAGCGCGATGGTTCCTGCGACCACTGCGGCGGCGACGGCAAACCATACGGCGGGAGATTTACCCAGGATAGAAAGAAATCCCTTCCAGCTGCCACCCAGGCTCTGGGCGCCGCCCGCTTTGCCTACCTCTGTAGCAAATTTTCCAAAGGACGCGGACACCGTGCCCACGCCCTTCGTGATCTTGCCCAGCACCAGCAGTACGGGACCGGCTGCGGCGGCATAGGCCGCGAACTGAATGATCTGTTTCCGCTGGGATTCGTCCATGGAAAGGAACTTCTGCAAAAGCTCTTCCGCGCCGTCGATCAGGCTGCGGATGGTGGGATTCAGGTCGTCGCCGATCTGCTGCCCGAACAGCAGCGCCGTATTCTTGAGGTTCTTCAGCTTGCTCTCCGTGGTGGCGTAACGCTTATTCGCCTCTTCGGACAGTGCGGTGTTCTTTTTCCATGCGCTTGAGGCCATGTTCTGTGCCCGGGAAAAAAGATCCGTGGCATTGACAGCGCGGAGCATGGTATCGCGCAGTCGGATTTCCTTGATGCCGATCTCGTCCAGCACCGCGATGGCGCTTTCGCCCTCGTCGTCCAGTTTGGACAGACCTACGATGAACGACTGGAACGCAGCAGCAGGATTGCTATCCCACAGCGTCTTAAATTGCTGCCCGGTCATCCCGGCCACCTTGCCGAAATCCTCCAGCGCGTCGCCGCCAGTCGCGGAGGCGACCTCCATTTTGATCAGCGCCTTGGAGAAAGCGGAGCCGCCCATCTGGGCTTCGATGCCCACGGAGGACAATGCCGCCGCAAAGCCCATCACCTGTGCTTCGGTCAGGCCCACCTGCTTGCCCGCGCCGGCCATGCGGTGCGCCATTTCCATGATGGGTTTTTCTGTCGTGGCGAAATTATTGCCCAGATCGACCAGCGTAGAACCGATGTTGGAAAACTGGCTCTGGCTGGTGCCCATGATATTGGCAAATTGCGCGATGGTCGTCGCAGCGTCACCGGCGTTCAGGTCCTCACAGGAATTGCCCAGGTCGACCATGACGCGGGTGAAATCGGAAAGATGCTCGGTTGCAACGCCCAGCTGACCGCCTGCCGCCATGACTTCGTTAATCTCGTCCGTACCCGCCGCGACTTCGGTGGACATTTTCTTCGACGTGGCTGCCAGCTGCTCAAACTGCGCCTCCGTCGCGTCCACGGTCTTTCGGACGGACGTGAAGGAGGATTCAAAGTCAATGGAGGTCTTGATCGCCGCCGTACCCAGCGCCACAATGGGCGTGGTCAGCGTCGTAGAGAGCAGCTTTCCAGCCTTGTTCAGGTTCTTACCGACGTTATCGCAGGCTTTCCCGAAGGATTCCATGCTCTTCCCGGCCTTCGTCCATTCGGACTGCGCCGTTTTCAGCTCTTTATTGCAGCCGGCAATGTCCGCCCGCGTCTGCTTCACCGCAGCGCGGGCATTGTTGAGCGCAGTCTCCGCATCCTGCACCGCATCGGTGGCTTCGCGGATCTTGTCCGGATCGTTGACCTGCTGCGCCGCCTGCAGCTGTTCCTTTGCGGCGGCCAGCGCCTTTTCATATTCAGCAACCGCCTTCTGCTGCAGCCCCAGTTTCTCCTGAAGCAGCGTCAGCTTCGCAG